AGGTTCTCTATATAAACTGATCATCGAAATAGGGCTATTTTTGGTACTTTGTCCCCTGTAAATCGAAGGTATCGTAGATTTTACCTAGTGTTATCTTCTGTATTTTTACTGTTATCTAGTGTATTTTTTAACTAGATACGGGGGATTCTAAACACAAAAAGAGCCCGGATATTACTCCGAGCTCTCAACCATTAACATTCAATCAAACAGACCAATTAGAATATACACTACTCCAGATGGGATTACAAGTCTTAATCTCCAGCTTGGAGGATTCCACTCTCCCATAGCTTCCTCCCTATCCATTCTGAGCATTGCGGAACTATTGCATTACCTAGGGCTTTCATCATATCTTTACCCAGTTGGGAGGGAATCCCATTATGGGCTCTACACATAAAGGGCAAGGCTTCCCCTTGAACAGCGCGGATAAACTTACCTGCTTTCCAATCTGTATTCTTCTCTTCATGCTTGGGAGGGTTATATCTCCTCGATCTCTGTAATCGGAGGCTAGAGGGGTAGGCAATCGCAAACCATCTCTCTCTCTTATGGGGAAGTCCAAAGGCTCCTCCCGAAGATATAGTACTCCATTCCGCATCATACCCGATCTGGGATAATGCTCCAAGTATTGTTCCGAGCCCTCGAATATTGATAGCTGGAGAGTTTTCCATAATAACTGCTCTGGGCTGTAACTCATCGATAATACGATAGAACTCCCACCAAAGACCAGACTTTTTCCCATTTAATCCTTCTCCCTTTCCTGCGGTAGATATATCTTGACAAGGGAAGCCCCCGCATAAGATATCCACTTGCTGTACATTGTTCTTCGTTATGTTTCTGACATCATCATAGATTCTAGCCTTAGGCCAGTGCTTAGCGAGTACCTTTTGACAGAAGGTATTCTGCTCTACTTGCCATGAGGTATAAGAGCCCGGTATCGCTCTCTCTAATCCCAGCTCGAAGCCTCCAATACCAGCAAACAGACTTCCAATACTGTATCTTCTTACCTCTTCCATATTCTCTTCCCATCTAGGATAACTTGCTTATATCCGGACTCTTTACAGATCTGGGCTATCCGCTTAGCGTTCCCTGTATGCTGCTGGGATACTGGAAGATCTAGATAATGCATGATCTCAGTAGTATTAACTTTACCTTTTTCGATCGCCTCTCTAACCTTGATAGTCCAAGGATCATCGATTATATATGCCTGCTGTAACTCGGAGAGCATCCTCTGGGACTTCCATTCTAGATACCAGATATTCCCATTAAGATATTCTTCTAGCCCTTCTGCGAAGATCTGTTCTCTCCACGTTCTGAGATACTCAAGATCTACCTGCTGAGTAACTGTAATAGGCCATACTCTCCGCTCCGGTCCATCACTTAGGAACTGATAATTATTAGAGGTCCCTGCGAATACTACTCTACGGAGGTACGACTTAGGAAATTGCTGATAGGAAGGTCTGAACTTATCCTCTGCGGAAGAGATAAATGCTTTAAAGTTGTCTGCTGTTCTTCCTTGGAGAGAGTGTAGCTCCGCGAGTTCCCATAACCAAGTTTCTGTAGAATGGATTAACTCTAGAGAATCCTTCTTCCCAATATCCAGAGGACTATCTGAGAACCAATCTTCTCCAATGAGAGTTTTTAATCCTGTACTCTTGCCCAATCCCTTCTCTCCGCAGAGGATTAAGAAGTTATCCATCTTACATCCGGGCTTCATAACTCGAGCAATGAGAGAGATAATCCACTTAGAGCTCATCTCCTGCATGAGCTGCTCAGAGCCTGGAATGATCTGCGCTCGGAATGCAGTCCGGAAGAGATTATGGATTCTCGGTTCTCCATCCCATACTGGTAGATTCGTTACCCAGTCCTTTACATTCTCTTGGATATTCTTATGGGCTACCCGGAGGACCGCTCTCTTAATATCTGGAGAGGTGTATCTAATGTTATAGGCTCGCTCAATATGAAGCCCGATATCCTCGAGGTCTGGATCCCATAACTCTCGCATCTTCCAGATTACTTTATTACTATGATCGTTATAGCAGAGACTCTCGTAGACTGGATCATTCTCTAAGATAAGCGCGATATTGTTTCTATTGGCATAAGGCTTAGGAGTTTTAGTAAGTTCTCCTTCTTTATTGTACTTCGCTTCACACTTCTGTAAGATATCCCATGTATCGATATGGGCTTCCTCTGGAGCGAACTTATATTCCGCTACTATTCCAAGCTGCTTCGCTATCTCTTCCATCTTCTTCATCTGTTCTTGATTGATTGGTTTCATTTTTCGCGCTCCTGTAATCTGTTTATAGCGAAGGAATATTCCACTCCACAGGATGCAATAGCAGAGATAATCGTAGAATCTAGGAGGGCTGCTGCCTTCTGTCTGAGAGATTCTTTTCTCCACTCCGGAAGATCTGGATAATCTTTATACTCTGGATACTGTCTTAGCATCTTGCTCTCTGTTAGCACCTCGCATATTAACACGAGATTTGAGATCCGAGGATCGAATTTCTTAGCCCCGTTCATCGTAGAGTAACTTACTCCAGAGAGCCTCGAGAGATCTGCTCTCGATATTGGCAGCTGTTCTAGCTGCTCATTTAACCACTTATTAAAATACATATGTACCTCCGTATTTTTATTGTGTTTATTGGTTATCGTTCTTACTGTGTTTTTCCTTGATCCGTAGCCTCCGCTCAGAGAGAGCATTCTCTGGAGTAGATCTTACTCCTCTCAGAATCAGCATATTATACTCTTCTCTTGTATCGCTTAGAACCTCACAGATAGCGAGGTATACATCTAGCTTAGGATATCTCTGTCCGTTCATATAGGCCTTAAGCGTAGGAAGCTTTATTCCTACTCCCCTGGATACATCTTCAAGAGTCATATCTTTGAACTCTGCATATCGGAATATATGAAGCCCGAAGGATGTACAGTTCTTAGGTATCTGAGGTATCTTATTACTACTTCTCATATTAGAGCCTCCAAAAATCCCCACCATCCGCACTTATTTGCGCGGTTACAGTGAGGATATCTAACCGCATGCATTAAATCAGGATCTATAGAATAATAGACCTCTCTCTTTCCGCAAGCTGGGCAAGTAATATTCCGGGCTACATTCCCTTCGATGCTTGCTCCGATCTGCTGAGCGAGAGCCCTTCTATATTCTGGATTATGGAATAGAGCCTCCATCCCACTCTTGGAGCCTGCTCTCTTGCTCTCCCATCTCTTATACCTTTTCTTCGGTTCATCTTTTGAAATATGAGAATAATCCAAGCGGAGAAGGCCTTCTCCTTTATGGGCCTTCGTTCTCTGCAGGTCTGCATCCGATCTATCTGGGATAGCATATCGATAATACATCCGAGCACAATCATTAAGCGCGCTGCTATCTGGTTCTCCTTGGCCTGCTAGATTATCCCATAACTCCTTCCCTGCTTTCGCTGCTCTCTTCCAATCTGCAGCAGGGATGGGAATCTCTAATGGGAGTACTATCCTCCACTTATTGATCTCCTCAGTATGGGAGAAGGAGGTATGGGCTATGTAATGATATTGAGAGAATGCAGTATGGAAGGCATAATCTGTACCATCATCGAGATCGAATACTAAGCAGCTGATCTCTATAGCATGGGCTCCGCTTCTATTTCCTGCGAAGGAAGTAGGACTCCAGAGAGGGAGAGAGCCCTTCTCTCTCACTGGATAGGGTACTGCTGGGATCATGAGAGCCTTAGCGAGTTTCCGGAGATCTACTTCTGCTTCCACTGGGACCTTAGCGAACTTATTAGAGAAGGTGCTTATCTTAAACTTCTTATCCATCTGTACCTCCTAGAATAATTTAGTCTGCTTGGAGTGCTCTTTATACCTGGCCAGCGTTCTCTTGAAGTACTCCGGATCGAGTTCCCAAGCATCGAGATCGAATCCCAGATCATAGCAAGCGCAAGCAATGGAGCCCGATCCCAGATGAGAATCCAGTATCTTATCTCCTGGAGAAGCGAACTTCTCTAGACACCATTTATAAAGAGCGATAGGCTTCTGGGTTGCATGTATCTTCCCTCCTCTCCGGTTATCGAACTTGAATAAAGGAGCAGGCTTATTAAAAGAGGTCCAGCCCATTTCCCACCCGGAGAAGTTTTCCCAAGGCTGCACCTTATCCCAAGCGATAACGCATCTAGTTGGAGGAAGGTTAAAATAGTTCCCTCCCCATATGATCTGCTCTTTACTTACTCGGAACAGCTGCTCGAAGTATTCTACAGTAGGAGCCTGATCCCATCTTTGGATCTTCGTATCTCGATTAAGGGATCTATTCTTTAGTTTTCCCGATCCTTGGAATGCAGAAGGAGTAGCTACTCCATATGGAGGATCTACTATCGCTAGATCGTATTGGTTATCTTCCATCTCTCGCATAGCCTGGAGAGAGCATCCGAGATGGAGATTAATGCTTGGATCATTCCTCATCTTCTTTTCTCCATTGGTAGATAGAGAATAGAGTATGGGCTTCATCCATCTTTCCTGCGTAGTAATCCTCAGAGGAGAGAGATACTACCCGATTATCATCTACCCATATCTCACTCTGGGTAATGATATCAAGGACCATCTTAATAAGATTATCGATATCGGGTTTCTTAGATCTCCAGATTCTACCCTGGGGAAGCTCTCCTTTAACTCTAGATAATCTCTTAGTTCTAGGATGGATAAAGGTAATTTGTATTCTGAGAATCCCATCGAGCGGAGTCCACTCCTCTCCCTTCGCTGCTTGGAGCTGCTTAACTTGCTCATCTTTATAGGTTCTCGAGGTTTGAGCAGTATAGGCTCTTCCAGTTCTAGTAAAACGAGGCCTTCCCATAGCTACGGGAGGGCCCTGTAAGATTCCTTGATATGCTAGCTTCCAAATCATACTCGCTCCATCTCTACCATCTTAGAGAGTTTATTATAGCGCGCTTCCCAAGCATCCCCTGAGAGCATCTGGCATAATCTAACGAGAGCAGGGATAGAAGGGTAGGTATCTCCAGCGATCCACTTAGAGATAGCATTCTCTGTAACTCCGATTACCTCCGCAATATCTACGAGAGCATAATCAGAGCCCATAATATATCCATGAAGGATTCTAGCGAACTGAGGATCTAATAGAGCAGTATACTTATCTCGAGCCCATTGGATAGCCTCCTCCTGGTTATCCTCGAATACTTCTCTACGAAGGATTAAACCGTTTATCTGGATCTTCGCTTCCCATACCCAGCTACAGTAGATTGGGCTCCAGATCTTACAGATCTCTCCAATCGGTTTATTCTGCATAGCCTTAATATTTATTTTATAGCCCTTATTAATCATATCTACCAGAGAAGCGAGGGTTCCTAAGTAGATCGGCTTGGGAGGAGTTCTGCGCTTGCTCATCTTCCTAAGTGCTGTTCTTCCATTCTCTTTTACATATCTTCTGCGGTGCTTATTCATCTTACACCCCCATCACATAGCAAAGGAAGGAGAGAGTAGCTGGAACAGCAAAGAATGCTACGGTTACTAGCAGATAGCCTAGCATGGTTAATGTTTTATCTTCGTTCATTGTTTGTACCTCTGGTTAGATGGGGAGGAAGCCCTCCCCGGTTGATTGTTAGATGTTGGAAGTGTTGGAAGTGTGGTTCACTGTCTTCCAGTGTTGGATGTAGCTGTGGAATAAAGATTTGTTTCGTACATTGTATTTGAAGTCTTCACAGAACCACATGAACTGTTCTTTGATGTCTACCAGTTCTTCCACTGTCAGGGCATACATTTCAGCCACTTCAATGAATGGGGCTAGGTGTTTATGACCCTTCAAAAATTCTTGAAATGTATATTCACATGGAATTAAATAATGATCATCGCAATGGATGCCATACCAATAAACATGATCCGACCATTCATCACCTGAAATGTTAAAGCATTTTCCGGCCCGTTCACTTTTTTGCGTTTCAAACTGAACAAATTCTTCTTCCTGGTCAGGTCCAAAAGAAGGGACTGTCTTTTCTGTTTCAGAATGAACCTGAACTGAAGCCTTCATTTCTGATTCAATTTTGTCCTGGGGGTCATCCATACAGCCATCAGTTCTTTCTTCTGCTATCTGTCTGTCATAGTCTGCCTGGTCTTCAGGTGAAAGGGCTTTGGGTTCTGATGGGTTGTTCAGTTCTGCCTTCAGGGCTGCCAGTTCTTCCTGTTCTTTCAGTTCTGCATAATGCCACGGTGCAAGAGTTCCGCCCCAGCATACTGGATCCAATGTTCTTTTTTGAATGTGTGTATCAATCTGTTCATCCGTGTAGGCTGGAAGTACCTGAAATTGAAGTTTTTTGTGGCCGTATTCCTTACAGTACTGTGTAATAACACTGCAAACATGGTGGTTAAATTCGTAACACTCGTTCAAATCATTCCAACGAACTTCCCCCAAGAAATGTTCTTTTTCAGTAACAAAAATTACACAGGCTTCTGTTTCCTTCATTGCCAGCTGTACATGTCCAATATGTTCAGCAAAGACTACCAGCCCCTTCACCTTTGCCTGGACATACTTTGGAAGGTCTGTGGAAGTCACTGGACTGTATTCAGTAGTCCAACCAGCTGTGGAAGTCACCTTTTTCATAACTTCAATGACCATGGT